CTAAACCCTCCATATAATATAATATATATGTAGATACACCAGAATATAGGTATATCGCTACATTCCAATAAGGCCGTCTGTATCGCACTGTGTACATTTGCTGCCAAATCGGCGTATAATCGACCAATACCAGTATAAACAACCACCAGGACCACATATGTCACGCACCAAAGCAGATCGGGAGCAGTATATTGACCTATACGATAAGTATAGCGCAATGTACGCAGATCCTATCAAAGTGATGTTCGAGATCATGTCAGCAAAGGTCGTAGAGCCAGGCGTACGCCGCGCGGCAGCAGCTGATCTCATCGGATACCGCTTCCCTAAGACCAAGGCCATCGACATCAACGCAACCCTCAACGCACAGGCCACATTCTCGTTCCAGATGATAGCACACGAATCCGCTGCTATCCCCATAGAAGCTAAACCACCCAACCTCATAGAGAATGTCGTAGAGCCCCTGGTTACAGACTTCATACCAGCTGAAGTTGAATTCGCAGGAGTAGCCTCATGAACAACGTAGTACGCCAGGCAGTCAATGCCATAATATATAGAGCAACGAAAACTGCCACACAGTTTCACGCTAGCGATGCTTTCGTACGCCTCCTGATCGGGCCGATTGGATCCGGCAAGTCAGTAGCCTGCGTGATGGAAATACTAGCACGTGCCCAGGCCCAGGAACCTAACCTGGAACGCGTACGCAAGACACGCTTTGCCATCATACGTAACTCATACCGTGAATTACAAGATACCACCATCCAAACATTCTTCGACTGGATCCCACGTGACATGGGCGAATACCGTGTCACCGACATGCTGTACACCATAGAGAAGCAACTCCCTGACGGTACTACCATGCACTGTGAGGTCATGTTCCGTGCCCTGGACAGGCCTGACGACGTGAAGAAACTATTATCGTTAGAATTGACAGGAGCCTTTATAAATGAGAGCAGACACATACCTCGTCCAATTTTTGACATGCTCATGGGTCGTGTTGGTCGTTACCCTTCTAAGCGCGAAGGCGGACCTTCGTGGTATGGAATCTGGATGGATACTAATCCCCCAGACGTCGACCATTGGATCTACAACATGTTCGAAGAGCAGAAGCCCGACACGTGGGAAGTATTCCACCAACCTAGCGGCGAGAGTGCGGACGCAGAGAATGTCGAAAACCTCCCGGAAGGGTACTACCAGAACATGCAACCAGGTAAGGACCAAGAATGGATAAATGTATATGTACACGGCAGATACGGTTTCGTGCAAGACGGCAAGCCAGTTTACCCGCAATACCACGACGACATACACTTCTCAACAAAGCCGCTACCGGTCGTAAGCGACACTTTATACGTCGGCTTGGACTTCGGGCTTACTCCAGCAGCCGTTATCCTCCAGCGTACTGTGTCTGGCCAGTGGCAAGCAATCGACGAGTTAGTAACGGAAGATATGGCGGCGCTACAGTTTGGACCCGAGCTACAACGAATACTAAATACAGGCATCTACCGGGGTTGTACCTTTGAGATCTGGGGTGACCCGGCGGGGACTGAAGGTGCTCAGACCGATAAGCGTACACCATTCGATATACTTCAGGCGATGGGTATTGACGCTCAGCCAGTCGATGATCGATCTAACGACGTAGAGATTAGAAGGAACGCTGTTGTCAGTAACCTCATTACATATACGATGGCTGGTGAACCCGCTTTTATCGTTGGGCCTAAGTGTACCATGCTACGCAAGGGCTTGGCTGGTGGATTCAAATTCAGACGTGTTAACGTTGGCGGCGGTGAGAAGTTCGTAGATAAACCTGATAAGAACAAATACAGCCACGTATGTGAAGCATGTGAATATGGACTCATGGGAGCTGGTGAAGGCCACACATTATTACAGGACCGCGGAAGACATAAACGAAGACAACCTAAAGTGCTTAGATCGCACGGGAGACGAAGATGAAAGGCGAAGATATTAAAAAGCGGTTCGAAGCACTGTGGACACAACGTAAGACAGTCGAACAAACATGGGATCTCATCGAACAGTTTATCATGCCGATACGCGGTGGTAAGTTCTTTGAGAATCAACAGAGTGAGCATGAGATCGACTGGCGACGTGGTCGGCAAGTATTCGACAGTACCGCACAGAACGCCTGCTATACATTAGCATCAAGTATGCACGGTGCACTGACATCACCATCAGTACGGTGGTTTGGTCTACGTGCGCGTACAACAGAGTTGAATGAAAAGACTGAGGTTGTACAGTGGCTCGAGAGGTCTGCTGATGCGATCTTCCATGCTCTACAAGATAGTAACTTCAACCTGGAAGTAAATGAAGGCTATCTCGACCTGGCGGGCTTTGGCACTGCTATCATATTTGAAGAGCCTGTTGCAGACACGACCTGGGAAGGCCTGGACTTCAGCGCGATCCCTGTGCGTGAAGGTTACTTTGAGATGGATCACCGTCGACAGGTACTACGGTTCTATCGCTTGCTGCAATGGACACCAGTACAGATAGTGAGTAAGTTCGGTAAGGACGTACCTGATGACATCAAACAGAAAGCAGAGAATGCACAGGCTGTAGATGAAAAGATTGACATCATCTTCTGTGTGTATCCGCGCGACAATGTAAAAGACAGTACCTGGGCTAAGAAGCTAGCTCCTAAGAAGCGCAAGTATGGTTACAAATACATCATGCGTAAAGACGGTGAGATGATCGGCAAGGAAGGCGGTTACTACGAGATGCCTGCATATGTACCACGCTGGCAGAAAGCTTCTGGTTCACAATGGGGATTCAGCCCGAGCACCATCGCTCTGTCAGATGTCATGACACTGAATGCTCTAGTAGAGTTAATACTACAGGCACTTGAAAAAGTGGTCGACCCTGCAAACCTGACAACAGAGCGTGGTCTGATCTCAGACCTTGATCTGGGGGCAGCAGGCTTGACCGTAGTAAGAAATATAGACGACCTAGTACCTTATGAGTCTAAGGCCAACTTTAACGCATCGACGCTCCTTGTAGAAGATCTGAGAAATCGGATTCGTCAAACATTCCTGGTCGATCAACTTGAGTTGAAAGAATCACCTGCCATGTCTGCCACGGAAGTGAATGCACGAGTTGATCTCATGCAGCGACTATTAGGCCCGGTATTAGGTCGTCTAACTTCTGACTTCCTGGATCCTATGATTGAACGTACGTTCAGGATCCTGTGGAGAAACGGCGTGATCGAATCACCACCTGAAGTGATGGGTAACAGTGAGTTCGACGTCGAGTACACTGGCCCTATGGCACGTGCACAACGTACAGACACTGTGATGGCTATCGAAGGATACCTGAACAGTGTAGCAGCACTCGGTGAGATGTTTCCTAAGATGCAACGACTGGTCGATGAAGAAAAGACTGGCCGTATTCTTGCTGGCTTACGTGGAGCGCCCGTGGCCATCTTAAAGAATGAAGCCGAGTTTGAGCAGTCTGAAAAGGATCTCGAAGCAGCACAAGCCGCCGCAGCTAAGGCGGCACAGAACCAGGCGACTGGTGACGGTATGAAAGCACTGGGTGAAGGCGCATCAGCGGTTGAAAGTGCTGGTGCATCACCTGACGATGTAACAGCAATGCAATAGGAGTTAACATGAGTAGAAAGCCCAGGACCAAAGAGGTTGCCCTCAAAGCCATTAAATCAAAGGCGGCGCAGGTATCTCGATTTATGAACTCACCGATCGGTCGACAGGTGATTCATCTATTGGAGTTAGAATTTCCAGGAGGAGTCGGCAAAGATCCACATCTTACTTATAAGAACCTGGGCAACCGGGAACCTATAGAGTATTTAAAACAACTACAACGAATTAATGAGAGAGAGGACCAACATGAAGAAATACAACCTAAGACTTAAGTACGGTACATTTGCTAAAGACGGCGATGAAGATGTCTGGCGCGAAGGCCTAGACGAAACCCTGTCAGCTGATAAAGGCTTGGCAGATTTTAAAGACCTTAACGGTCTAGCGAAAGCATACCTGGATACTAAATCAGATCTTGGCAGATCAATACGCTTACCAGGCGCAGATGCTGATGCAGACACTATAACAGCATTTAACTTGTCACTGACTGAGAAGGTACCTGGCTTAACAGCGATGCCTGATATGGACAATGCAGAATCCATGACAGCGTTTATGAAACGTATTGGCATGCCTGAAGAAGCATCAGGTTATGAGGCTGGTGATATACCAGAAACTCTGAAGGAGTCTATGTCCGCATTCCAGGCAGCAGCACTTGGAAGTAACTTGACCAAGACGCAGTTTAAAGAACTGTCTCAATTCTTGGTTAAAGAGAATTCAGACTCTGATGCAGCAAACATCACACGTAACCAGGGCGAGCAGGATAAGCTTAAGCTTGACTGGGGCGATGCACTTGGTAACAAGTCACACGCTATCCTAGAACTCATGAAGCAGACTGGTGCACCTGAAGGCTTGATCGAAAAGATCACTGGCCATAAGATGGACATGGCTTCTATGAAGTGGTTCGATGGTCTCGTGACTGCTATGTCAGGTGATGGTGCTCAGATGAACTTCCAAGGTAGTCAGCATGAGAATGGTCGCGTTACGCCTGCAGAGGCTAAAGCACAGATCGATGAGATCATGGCTCGTAAGGAATACTGGGATGCAGGATCACCACAACAGAAAGGTTTGGTTGAAAAGGTCGTCGAGCTTGGTAAGATGGCAACCGCAGCATAATCAACAGTTTAACAGCTGTTTACATCGCGCCACGGAAGGCGCATAATATGTATTGAATGAACGGATGGCGGGATTACTGTATTACGATATGGCCCTGTACTGATGTTCTCGTTAGCCGCGTTAGGCTAGTCAATAAAGGGCCTCACAGTTGAGCTGTTGAGATTACTCCAGACGCAGAACTTACTTTTAACTTTTGCCAACAGGAGATTCTCTCATGGCTAGTACAATTGATGCTGTCTATATCAGCACCTTCGAAAACATCTTGCGCCATCTGGCACAGCAAGCCGAAACAAAACTACGTGCACACGTCATCGAACGCGGTGTACAATCCAAGGACCATGCGTGGGAGCGTTTAGGTTCTACTGATGCGTCGCTTAAGGGTGGCCGTCTGGTTCCAACTCCAGTAGCTGATACCGAGTGGTCTCGCCGCTTGTCTGTCGCTAAGACATACCACAACGCTGATAGTACTGAAGACGAAGACATCGTAAAAATGCTCATCGATCCTAACAGCAACCTGGCTCAATCTCTGGGTTACTCCATGAAGCGTGCTTGGGATGACGAGATCATCTCTGCTGCCACTGGTGACGCACTTGATGGTGACGGTTCTACGTTGGTTCCATTACCTGCGGCTCAAATCGTAGGCGACTACACTACTGGTATCACATTCGATGCTGTGACTGAGGTCCAAGAGATCTTCATGAACAACGACATCGACCCTGATGTACCTAAGGTCTTCGTCGTCGGTCCTAAACAGGTTCGTAAGTTAATGCAGTTGACTGAGAACACTTCAGCCGACTATGTACAAGCGCAAGCTTTACAGCGTTACGGCATCGTTCCTAACTGGATGGGCTTCACCTGGATCTACTCAACTCGTTTGAACATCCCACTGGCAGATCAGATCGATTGCTTTGCGATGACCAAACGTGCTATGGGCTTCCAGATGAATCGCGAGATGAAAGTCCGCATCGCTGAAGATCCAAGCGTGTCATTTGCATGGCGCATCTATGTCGAGTCAACCTTCGGATCAGTCCGTGTGGAAGATGAGCACCTGGTGCACTGCAAGTTCGCAGACGTAGTATAATCACCACGGCCAAGGATGGCCATCATTGAGGAGCCTATTATGGGAACTCTATTTTCAATAAAGGTTGGTGAGTCTTACTTAGGTGGAGTGGCACGGTTGCCGGCCCACGTACCAACAGATCCCACCATTGCTGGCACATATGGCCTGTTCATCGGTGACGACATCGTTAATGACCCGACTTGTACGCATCTAGTAGCAGTTGCTATCGAGCAAGCCTTGGTTGCTATGAAGGAAGCGTTGACTAACGAGGGCGGCCAAGCCATCGAAGATCGCTACAACATCCGTGACCCAATAGATCCGTACAAGCAGGTTGGCCAGCTCTTAGCTGTGGCAACTGAAGCGCACGTGTGGGTTGGCTTCGAAGGCACATTGCTTGAGAGCTCTAAGTCACATCTTTTAAATGCAGCGTTTGAACAGCTGCTCAACTCTTACCGGCACTATATCGGTGTTGGTTAACTACAGGACTATCTATGAAACAAATCACACGTACGCGTATGACCCAGATCGTGACTAGAGTAAAAGCTGGTGATGATCTAGAAGAAATAGCAGCTAAATATGGTATACCAGTAGAACGCGTTTGCGGGCTAGCTGGTATCGAAGCTGAGGTTGCAAAACCTAAAGCGGAAAAGCCTAAAGCTACTAAGCCTAAGGTTGTTAAACCTAAAGCTGAACCAACCGATGGTGGCGGTAGTTCCGCTGCTGATGACTTTAAATAGAGGATAGCAACATGACTACTGAAGTCTCAATCTGCAACCAGGCTATATCATGGCTTGGTGGAAATCGCATCATCTCACTTGATGATGGTACTGTAGAAGCAAACCTATGCAAAGACAACTACGCGCATTTACGTGATGTTGTACTGGAAGCTAAGGCCTGGACATTCGCTGTTACGCGGATTAAGTTTGCGAGACTGTCAGAAGATCCTCTTTATGGATTTGTCGCTGCCTTCGCTATTCCTCCTGATATATTGACTGTGCTCCAGGTTTCTGGAGCTAATGTCAACGCGGCTGGCACTGGTCCTGGCCCAGCTCGCAAGTCATTAGGTAACGGCGAAGAACAGCGCATTATATGGCAACGTGAAGGCGAGACTATCGCATGCGACGAAAGCCAGATCTATGGCCGTTGTATACAACGCATAACGGATCCCTCTAAATTCAGTCCTGGGTTTGTCCAGGCATTGGCAGCACGTATCGCACGTGAGATATGTTTGCCACTAACACATTCCAAAACCCTTGAAGATAAGATGGTACTTAAGTATGATGACTCCTTGTCAGATGCTGGTACTTTTGACGGTCTTCAAGGCAGATCTAATAAGGTTCGTTCTGATGCACTGACACGGGTACGCTAATGAAACTACATCTTATACAGAATTCTTTTGAGTTGGGCGAACTATCTCCTCTTATGTTGGGACGTAGTGATACTGGTCCATACCAAAAAGGGCTGGCTTACTGTGAGAACATGTTCGTAGACTCTCGTGGTCCAATTAAGTCCAGGGCTGGTACACGTCATGGTTACAGCTTCGATGCACAATGCGCCAGGCTCGAGACATTCCAGGTTGATCCCAATGTTTACTTCAATATTGTCTTCACAGATTTCCAAGCCACTATAACATCATTGACTGGTGGTGTGCCAGCTGAGGACTTGATCCTAAATCCTTTCTTCGCTAATAACGGTCTTGGCTGGGATCAAGTAGAGGTTGGTGGTGGTTCAGCGGTTGCTTTTGAAACAGGCCTAGCTACCATGATCGCTGGTAACGGAGGTGGAAGCTTCGCAGGTATCCGTGAGGAGGTAGCACTTGCTGAAGGTACTATCGAGCATACTGTAGTGGTCACAACATTCGGTACTGATGAGTATACTATTAAGATAGGCAGTGCTGCTGGCCTTGATGACTACTTCTCTGATGTGTCATCGTTAGGTAGATTTGAAGCAGTCTTCACGCCAGGCGTAGCAGGTCCAATACCAGTCTTCATCGAGATAGCTGCCCAACAAAGCAATACAGTGTTTTGTACAGCAGTACACTTATTCGATGCTACTAAAGGTGAAGTAGGTTTTGCCACCCCTTGGCCGTGTGATGCCTTACGAGACATCTACTTTGTAGACGCTCCAGGTGGACATACCATATACGCACTACATCGAGAGTATCAACCTCAGAAAATCACGTATGATATAGATACCCATACTTTTCAGATCATACCCGTTACGTTTGCGGATCCTGTAGGACCTCCAATACACACTGCACCACCTGAGTGGGGCGCAGGCAACTGGCCTGGCGTTGGCGCTATCTTCCAGGGTCGATTATGGTTGATGTCAACTATTAAAGAGAATGAGTGGATGTGGGGCTCACGTTCTGGTGAGTATGAGCAGTTCTTTGTTACCGATATAGATAACATCGTTGCCAATGATGCTATCATGGCGGTTCCTATGGAGCACTATGGTATCATACAATGGGCGATAGGTACTAAGAATTTGGTTATAGGTACTATTAACGGCGAGTACATTATCACAGGTTCAGACGGCCTCATACGCCCTACTGATATGCAGATACAGCGGCAGTCTGCATATGGTTCTGCACATGTACAACCGCGTCAGGTTAACGATCAGATCTTGTATGTGTCTGGTGATCGCAGGAAGATCAGAGCGATGCACTATGCTGACTCAGCTAACAACTGGATCTCGAATGATCTATTGTTTTTATCTGAGCACTTGTCTGAGCCTAACATTATTGATATTGGTTGGGCACAAAATCCAGACAACTTACTGTGGGCTACGTTAGCGAATGGTAATATGTTGAGTTGTACATATGAACGTAACAATGAGATCATTGGCTGGGCACATCATACTACTCAAGGTAAATTTATTGACTTGGCTATCGGCGAGATAGCAGGCCTGTCAACAGTCAATGTTTTAACACAGCGAGTACCTGGTGCGTTTGAATATGAACTTATGCCACCTAAACACTTGAGTATACCGTTGGATGCGTCTGTACGTAAGAATGATGATATACCATTTACAGTAGTTGAGGGCTTAGAACATCTTGAAGGCATGACCGTCCAGGTCATTGCTAATGATGCTATGCACCCTGACCTAGTAGTTACTGGGGGCCAGGTAACACTTAACAAACCGTATACGGATGTGTATGTTGGTTTAGGATTTACGGCACGAGCAATTACATTACCGATTGATCAAGGCTCACGAACTGGATCTGGAGCATCTCATAAGAAGCGATGGAATCGTATTTTTGTACGGGTGCTTGATTCGGCTAAGCCTCTTATTAATGGACAGAGAGCACCAACCAGGAACCCAGTAACGCCGATGGATACACCTGAGTTACCTCGTACAGAAGATATAGATGTGGGTAACCTGGGTTGGAGTGAAGCGGCTATCGTAACCATAGAACAAGACTTACCACTTACATTAACGCTTATAGCAATGTTTGGTTCATTAGCTCAAGAGGATTTATAATGCCACTTTTAAAACCACAGGTCACTGCTTCAGATATTGAACAGAAAGCAAACTTGCGTTCGTCATATCAAAGTTATAACGGCTACCGAGGTGATATGGAACAATCACGCCAGGCAGCTACTAATGAGTTTGAGAGTCGTATAACAGCTAGCAAAGCTACTATGACATCTAAGGGGATTAAGTCTGGTGGAAACGACTGGAATAATACGCTAGCTGCAGTACAGGCAAAACGCGATACAGATATGAAGGCTATTGATGATGACTTCGAGAAGTATAAAGGAGGCTCAGAATATCGAGCACTTCTTGATGACTACGAAAGCAAGATAGGTACCGACTTGGACAAAGCTAGATCATACAACCAGAACTTAGTACAGATGGAAATGCAAGGCTCTGCCTTAACGCCAACGTTTGATGAGTATGTAGACTCTCAGTTTGGTGACGAACAACAACAAGCGTCTGTCAAGAAAACTATGTCTATGCGCAGACAAAATGAAACGAGGACTACAAAATGAGCATGGCTATATTCGGTGCAATTACCGCAGGTCTAAAAGGCTTAGGTAGTTTAAAGAACTGGCGTGACAGCAAAGGCGCCGCGGCAGAGACTGCCGCTCTTGCAAAGAAGAATGCACAGTTACAACGAGCGGAGAATGCTGAGATAGAGCGTAGGCAAGGTCGCTCTGATAAACAGTATAAAGGTGAAGCCACTGCTCGTAGGTACGCTAGCGGGTACAGCAGTACTAACGTTGGTGGATCTGGTGATACATACCTGGCAGCTGTCGACGTCGAGCAAGCTGCACAGATGGAATGGCTTAAGGAGTCTGGCGAGTCCAAGGCTAAGCTGATCGAAGAGCAAGGCCAGATTCAAGCGGGTAATATACGATCCGTCGTATGGTACTGGTAACAAACGACTCACAGTGCCTGCGGGCTCAACACACGACTCTTGGAGCATAGGATGAAATTACCACCAATGAATGACCAGCCGGTGCAAAGCACCGCGATGCTGAGTTTATCTGCGCCTGCATCAGTATTACAATCGAAGCAAGTTCGTATGGCTGGCTTACAAGAATCACTTGGCAAAGCTGGCGAGATAGGTATGACCATCTATAAACAAGATGGCGCTGCCGAGCACAGCAAGATGGCTGCTGAGTATACTGACCGCATGAACGCAGCACGCGATGAGATCGAGAAGGAACCGTATCGCATGGACGACAACGGTAACCTGGTATCACGACATACTGAGATACAGGAAGAGCTCAAGAACGTACAGTCAGTGACTCGTAGTGATATATTAACACGCACTGAAAACAATCTTGCATATCGTCAACTTGAAAAGGACATCACAGGTGCTGAGGTCATGTACAACGAAGCCATGCGCGGTACAGTTGGTAAGTGGGCTGCATTGAATGCTCAACGCAATCTTGATGAATCATTCAGAGTTAACATTGCTAGTGGTCGATTTGACCTGGCTGAGATGGACATCAATAAGGGTGCACAGACCAAAGCATGGAACGGTACAGAGATCGCCAAGCGTAAGGCTACTGTTGTTGCGCACAAGCAGTTTACTGTTGGTAAAAGCACCATTGTTAACATGGCGCCTCCTAAGACACTGCAAGATGTCTCAGACCTGCACACGAAGTTTGACAAAGATAAACAATACCTAAGACTGGAACCTGCACAACGTACAGCGTTGCATAACCAGCTTGATGAAAAGATTCAAGGCGCTATCGCTGAGACGATTCAGTATAAAATGATCTATGACACTGACGAAGAGGCGTGGGACTTAATACAAGCATATGCAGCTCGTCCATGGATTGATAGTGGCTTTAGCTCCGAAGACAATTACACGTCAGCGATAGCACATGCTATAACTGTATTCAATCAACGTAAGGAAAAAGATAAAGCTACAACCGGTGAGATAGCAGCTGAAAATTGCTATGCCCAAATCAATGGTGGTGGCTGGGGCGATCACAAGAACACATGCCACAAGAAAGCTGCTGATCGAATCATTGCCGAACGCACAGGACCTACTGAAGCCAACCCTGAGGGTATGAAAGAAGGGTCTAATGAATGGATTCGTGAGAATGGCAAACTAGCTCGTCAGATCGGTTGGGTACCTCCATCTACAGAAAGCTGGATACGAGGTAACCTAGATTTCATATCAGCAGATTCTGACGACGGTAGTGTACTTAATGCAGCCAAGATGATGGTATACCTTGATCGTCATATCGGTCGTACTAAAGATAAGTTTGACCAGGCTATGATTGACAAGGCTTATGTTATTAATGAAACTGGCGGCGGGGCAATTGAAGGCTTTAAGAACTTACGTGAGGGAGAAGAAGCTGTACCTATTACGGTGCGTAACCAGCGCGATTCTGTATTTGCTGGTGAGTATGACAAAGGTAGCAGTGACGCTCTTAAGGGTTTCGTTAAAGATGATTTGACCTGGACACAGTTCGGAACACCTGATTTTACATCACAACAGGTTGAGAGTTATAACCAGTTACGTAAGTCTGCTTATCGTCGCACAGGTAATATTGCTGCGGCGGACTCGCTCGCTTACCAGGACTTTAAACGGAAGTACACCATAACAGATCGGGGTGCTGGCCGCTCACTTGAGTACATGCAGCCTGAGAGTGTAGTGAATGATGGTCCAACTCCTGAAATAACCAGTGAGTACATGACTGAAGAATATCATATAATGGCTGAAGAGCTTGGTGTGGATCCTGACGATTATAAGTTACTCTATAAACTAAGTGACTCAGCAGAACATGAATGGTTGATGATAGATGAAGACGGCCTCATCCTTAATGGACCGAATGGATTTCCAGCATACTTTAAACCGTCATATAAAAAGAGTAAGGTCAAAGCCCGTACGGACTTACAATCTGAGATGACAGAGATCGAAGCTAAGTTAGATGTGGAACGTGAGCAACAAGCACACGCCGCACGCTACGCTGAGTCAGGTACTGGTAAATCTCTTGGAGATGCGATGGAAGAAGATCTACGGACGTCTGCTCAGCAAGCAGTTAGCTGGGGTGTTGATTTCTTCGAAGCAGTACTTGGTGATCCTAGCACATTGGCTGAACGGCAGAAAGCTGCTCAAGAATTATCACAAGCGCCGAACAAAGCACGTAAAGAACGTATACGTAAGTACGAGGCTAGTAAGCTGCTTCCGAAGGGCGCAGGACCTAAGACCAAAGCAATGGTCAAACGTCGTATGGACATACAACAACAGTTAGAGGACTTACAGTAATGAGCATGTGGGAAGAGAGAGACCCAGCTACTGAGATGGGCTCTAAGACAATGCGGATAGAAGAATCCACTCCAGATCAAACAGGGTTCGGCACAGCTGTAGCTACGTCTATGGCTATGGAGAATCCTACGACTGGCTTCATCATGAACAGCCAGTCATATCCTGGTGGTCTTACGGACGAAGAAGACCGGGCATATTCTGCAGGCGAGTTTAATCCTGTTGAGGCTCTAAAAGATACTGAATGGGATCACCCAGTTTATCTTGAAAAGATTGCTGAAGCCAAGTCACAACGTGAAGTTGACTGGATGACTGGTATCTTCTCTCGTCAGTTACGGGAAGAAGAGATATTGTCTAACGCTTCAACCCCTACGTTGATCGGGGCGAGTATGATCGGTGGCTTACTAGAACCCATGTACGCACCAGCATTTGCAGTACCAGTAGTGAACGGATCTATCCTGGCCAAAGCTGGACTGACAGCAGGTGTCGAAGCTGGTCTTGTCACAGGATCTGAATTGATCTTACACGAACAGCAACCTAAGCGTACGCTGAACGAGTCATTGTTTAACATAGGTGGTACAGCATTCCTAGCAGGCTTACTTGGCGCGGCGACATTCAAGCTTGGTAATACTGAGCGGGTTAAATTAGCAGAAGACCTCGATGTAGATGTCAAGGGTGAAGGCTGGATGGCTGGTGATTATCACATGGCAGCGGGTTCATCAGCTTCTAACATAAATCATAACGTGACTGAAGAGTTCATGAACGAACTTGGCATTAAAGTAGCTAAGGGCGAACTCACACAACACCAAGCTGCTAAGCTGGTACGTGATGAAGAGTTAAAGAATACGTCATTGAAGTACGGCAAACCTCTTAAAATATTAGGAGGGCGATCTATCATGTCTATCTTCGGACATGCTTCACCACAAATTCGAGTAGCTACATCCAGTAGTGTGAAAGCGAGAGACGCTGTTGAAAACCTGGTTGAAGATAGTTTGATACGCCAGAAGAACGAGTATGGACTTACTTCAGAAGCATCAGCTGAGACACTTGCCAAAGCTCGTGAGATGTCTGGCACATACGAAGTGATCGATATTACTAAACAAGCTTTTGCGGCATATCGTAAGAATGGTGGTACTATGAAGGAGCAGGAATTCCTGGATGCTATCGGCGATGCAATCATTGATGGTGATGTTCATAAGGTACCTGAAGTTGCACAGGCCGCAGTCACAGTACGCAGTAAAGTTATATCACCTCTTGAAAAGGAGCTCGCAGACGTCCAAGCTGCTGGTTCTGATAAGAGTGGTAAACTGATCAACGTTGATAAAGAAGGCAATATCACTGTCGCACATGGTGATAAGAAATCAGTGCATCGAGTATATGACCTCGATAAGATCATGCACGATAGTCGCCGCATGACTATGGAGATGGTAGAGCACATCAGAAACAATATACCGAATGAACTAAAAGACTTCGTCAGGGGTTTGGATGTAGGCGACTTCGATGACACCATATACGATGCAGTGCACAGGTACATCAAGTCAGTGCAAGCGTCACCTACTGGTTATCACGCTAGACATGGTGTAACGCTCAGAGTAGAAGGTCAAAAGTATAATGTTGATATACCTTCTGCAGTGATACGTGACTGGCTTATCAAAGATCCAACAGCTTCACTAGGTGCATACTTGAAAGCTAAAGTACCTCAGTTAGAGATCGCTCGAAAGTTTGATGGTGATATACATATGACAGACGCTCTTACTGAGATTGATAGAGAGTACGGCGCTATGCTCGAAGCCAAGATGAAACCATATGTAGATGCGTATGGTGTTGAAGTTGAGATGAAAGACTATTCTCCTAAAGATCAAAAGGCTATTAAAAAGTTTACTAAAGAACTCAATGATGAGAATACTCGAGTGCGTCTGGACTTGGAAGCTATGCGGGATATGATGCTTCACAAGTACGCCGAGCCAACGGATCCTGCGTCGATGTGGCACAGAGCTGGTAAACGCGCACGTGAGCTTAACTACATGACATCACTTGGTGCGATGATGCTTGCATCAATACCAGATATAGGAAGTGCGATCGTTCGTGTTGGCCTAGGTAACATGGCTGCAGCAACTAGGAAGTTGGCTCAATCTCCTGAAATCCGAGCGATGAGCAAATCTGATTTGAACGCAGCTGGCGTTGCACTTGATGCGACATTGCACACACGCCAGAACGCCCTTGGTATGTTGAACGAGTCATATTCAGGTCAAGGCAAAGTTGATAAGCTAATGAAATCTGGCCAGGTTAACTTTACTAAGGCTACTGGTATGCCATACTGGAACAGTTTCCTTAAGTCCTGGGCTGGTACTGGCGTGATGCACCGTATTGGTAAGCTGGTACATAAACAGAATTTGTCAATGCGTGACAAGCAGTACATCGCTTCATTACGTATACCAGAAGATGACTGGACTAAGATCGTAGCTAACTGGAAGCGAACAGGTTCTGACGAGCAAGGTTTACATTCTCCGAATATGCACGATGAGTTTGGT